TCTATCTTGTCGGCTGTAATAGACTTCTCAGGAATTACTTGAGGCTTAAGTTCAGGTATAGCAGATTCTTTTAGTGTGCCGTCTGTATTATGAGATTTTAATAGCCACTCGACTAAGTCGTTTGCCCATGCAGAAGTAGCCGTTGGTACAACTGCAGCCCCAATCGGATATAGCCTATCCAGACCGCCTGTCAGAGTAAGTCCAGCAATACTCCCGTTTGAAGCAGGCACGCCTTTCCATGAAGTTGCCGACCCTGGCACTATATCATTGTTAGAATCAGTTTCGAATATGACAAAATCTTGCTCCTCGCCAATCAACCATCCATCGACTGTACTTATGGCTAGGTTTTGGGCTCCTCTTTCTTTTTGAGAGGTAAGTTTTGCGGATGCTGGCAATTCGCCTTTTGCTGAAGCTTTTCTAAGCATCTTGATTCTCCTTATATTTTTCCTTTAACATCTCGACCACCGCGCCGATGACTGGCATCAAACGGCTAATCCCCGCGGCAATAACAGCAATAACTGCTGAGAATACCGTGTGTCCTGTTAGACTGTCCAAGCTTGCGATGAACTTGCCAAATTCTGGGCTGCTGTATAGCACTGTGAATGCCCCCATTGCTCCTAGCAGTCCTTGAAAAAATGTCCTCATTGCTCGTCCATTTTTAGTTTCTGGACTAAATAATAATTTAATCTTTTCCATATTTCCTCCTTATTTCTTGAACTTAAAAATACTCATCAGAAAATCTATAATCTTCTCTAATAGACTTTTATTCTTAGCGATGTCTTGGCTCAATTTAGCGATAGACCTCATCACGTCTTCGTTTGTAGGTTGTGGTGCTACAATCTCTGGCTTTTTGTCTGGTTCAGTCTTCACAGTAGGTGCAACTACTACAGGACGCCTCTCTGGTCGTGGCGTGCCTGCATCTCCATTCGCTAATTCACGCACTCGTTCCGCCAATACCCAAATTCCATCATCTGCCATTTTCAGTTGTAGATAGCGTTTGTTATTCTCGGTAGTTTCGTCTAATATCTCCGTTGAGCCGACAATTCGGAAGTAATCTCCTGTATTTATCTCTCCGTCCAGCAGATAGCCGTCTTTATCTGTCCTTACTGCTACAGAAACAGGTACACCGTTATCTTCCCAGTCGAACTCATCAATTAGTCGGTTACATCTAATTTGTCGTAAGTCGAATACGGTTGCTACTTCATCTGCGTAATAAACTTCAGGAAGTGCTACACGCTTAGTTTCTTGAGGCTTACCTACATACCTGTAAAATGCATACGGTGGGCAACCTGACGCACTCCAGAGCCAGTCGTGATTGTCTATTACAATACCTGCCTGATAGCGACAGTTAATCACGTTATCTGCGTCAACAAACATTCCTGTATGACCCAATGCTCCACCAGAGTTTCCTCGAATACCCCAGATAAAGATATCTCCACGTTGCGTGTCTGCCTCGCCGTTAGCGTCCTCGGGCAGTCGTACCCAACCATTCTTTTCTAGGGCATCAAATAGTGTGTCTGTATTTCCAATCCAGTAACTAGCAGGTAAAAGACCTGCTTCTTTTAGTGCGTGATATACAGAGCTTGAGCAATCGTACGAATTTGGACCATTCCGACTTTCCATTGAATAAAAAACTCGACCTTTACGTGCGTAAAACCAAGCTAGTGCTTTTTCTATCATATTATTTCCTCCTTACTTGCGTTTGTTGAACTTCTTCTTGTAATTCCGTAACGGCTTTATTTTGCTGAATTAAGTTATTTGTTGCGTAAATTGCTAGCCCGACAAGTGCTATAGCGAATAATTTCGCTAAGTTGCTTGTTACCAGGCTCCAAAAATTCATCACGCCTTCGATTTCAGTACGTTTGACGTATTTTTCTTCTGACTCTTTTTCGTGCTCGGCTATATATGCTTTGAGCTGAGCTTGAGTAACGTTAGCACGAGCGATATTTTCAATTCGTTCTAGAGTAATAGTATGTTTGTCTACACCCTCTTTAATGTGTCTGACGTCAGCTTCTAACGCTCCAAATTCTTTTGCTGATACTTCTGGTTCCATATTTTCTCCTTTTTTGTCTTTATTCATCTTCGTCCTCCTCAAAAATAACTCCTATCGGTATGTGCTGAATTATCACGTCAGACAGCTCAAAATCTGCTCCTGCTTCATTCGCCGCGACTGAGTACTGAATCCAGTTCACGTCTTCGTCAATGTCCTTAGTGATTGATAGTCTTACCTCACCGCTTGATGACTTATATTTTTTAGGTACAAATCCCCAGCCTAGAGGGCTGTTCCAGCCTGAAGGGGTATTCCACCCAATTGGGACGGTCTTTGGGGTAAAGTTTTTGCTGAAGTTTAAGAATGGTTGAAGTGGTTCGTCTTCGGTTTTTCCAGACACTGAGAAATTAATAGTCCCTGTAGGTTTGAGCAAAATAAACGTAATATCCACTAAGCTTGTCCACATCGCACCATCTTCAGAAAACTTCACAACTCCTGAGCCGATATCAGTGATAAATGGTTTCCCGCTGTCGGTCATTTTCACTTCATCAGTTAGCTCGATAAGTTTATTCCCAATAGCCAAAAGTACTCTAGTTTTTCCGTCGCTACTTCCATAAACTTTTAAGTCGTTAATGTCGCCTATCACCCAAGGCATACACCAAACACCGCCACGTTTCATATCCAGTACCCATAATTGATTTAGTTTTTCGCTACCAACTGGCACTGCGAAATAAATCATACCGTTCACCTCTAGCCCGATTGATTTATGAATAAAATTACTGTTTAGGCGTTCGACATCTGGCTGTATATTGTCTGTCAAATTATCTGTAGATAGGACGTTCTGCATCTGAGGCTTTGTTAATGTAGTCTTAAATCCAGTCTTAGAGATATAGATAAGGGCGTTATTATAGACTACAACTGAATCTGGCGCGTCTGTTCCATCTCGTCCGTTATCGTCAATCACGCTAATCCACTGAATATTCGTAGAGTCTAATTGCATGCTTGATGACTGTAGATATTTCAAGCTTCCGTTACCGTTGGTTTCTGAGCATAGAATCATCGGCACAGCATCGCCCTTACCGTTTCTAAATGGACGCATAGCAACAGGTATTTCCTTTGACCCTGCATTTATCCTTATGTAGCCACCAGCAAATGCTGAAAAATCCAACATCGTGTCAGGGTCAGCACCACCAAAGGTAATCTTCCAAGGGTCGTCCTCGTCGCCCAAAAGATATAGACGGCTAGCTACAAGTACTGATCGTGCAGCCTTAACGCCTGCCGTGCTGTTTGAATTTGGAGGGATAACGTTAGGGTTTAAGACTTTTTGCCCGATATCTTCATAGGATTGTGTTAGAGTATTGTCTTTTATATGTCCGACGATATCCATCATTCGCAAACTCGTCGGAGAAATACCACAGTATAAAATATAATATTCAGCGTCTTTGATTTTATTCCAGGTAATCTTTATGTATTCTTCAGTCTGACCTTTTGTTTTGTCTACGTTTTTTCCACGCCATTCGGTTCGACTTTTATTTACTCGTACACTTGCGGCATCACTTCTTGCTGTTTCTCCATTTTTAACAGCCGTTACACAGTAGTACAGAGTTTCATTTGTCCCCGCTATACCTACTGCTTCAGCTTTTACCTCTGTAACTGTAGGCAGTGCTTCTGGGCGTACATTCTTCTTTTTTTGAATATCATAGTAAGATAAATAATCTTTACTATTTGTAATCACTACCCTATCGCGGACTTGAGTAAATGTCGGGTACGATTCGTTGTTGTAGTCTGCTCCTTCAACCTTTATCCAGCCCTTGCCGTCTAGTGCTGTATACGCGTGAGCCCTTTCTCCGTCTTTTACAATAGCTATAAGTTTGTTTGTTCGCTTGTTGCCAACGACTTCAACATACTCATCAAAACCTAAGATCTCACCTGGTAAATCCTCTCCATATTGTCTAGTGCCTGGTCGTGGAGCAACAGTTCCGTTTTGTTTGAGCATAGCGTTAGTCATTTTTAGCAGACCACTATTAGGCATACGCCCTGCATCCATAGCAGAGATGTAGCCCTTGTTCCAAGACTTAACACTCAACCTATCAATATTTGGCTGAGGGGCGCTCTTAGGGGGCTTTATCATAGCCAGATGTCCTCTCTAATTACTTCATCGAATTTGTAACCATTGCGGTTCTTCATTCCTTCCATAGAAGATTGAGCAAGAGTAACCAAATTACCATATTGATTGGATTTTGTGCGGCTATTTCGAACAAATTCAGCGGCTATCATATAGACCAACCAGTACGGATCATCAAGCTCTACCTTGTCTTCTGGTTCTACCAATTTTTTAGTACGACGAATAACTGGCGCAATGATTTTCGCGCCCTTCATTTCTTCAGTTAATCCATTAAAATCTAACTTCCAACCTAGCTGTAAAACTCCATAGCAACCGCCCTTAAATAGTTGTGGGGATATAAAAGGCACCGTCCAACTGCTAGACCCTTTAGTTAGTGTTATAAACTTACGAAAATCTACTGTTCTAACGTCTTCTGGGAGCTTGTATGATGTTTTATCGTCAATTACACCTATTTCCCTATCTTCACACAACGAGCCCCATATAACGTCTGGTTCGCTTTCCCATTGCATATTTGCCATGTTGGCAATATTGAGCATACGCTCGTATTTTGAATTACCAGGACTGAGCGTTTTTGTTTTTCCTGTTGCTGTTTGATAGGCAAGATTAATTACCTCCGATAGATTCATGAAGTCCACCTTTCTGTGGTTGTTCATGAAAAAGTGCCTGGGAGCGAATACACAAATAACCACTTATTATTTTATGTATCCAATCGCCAAGCACTTCGGTGGATTAGAATTATCCTTATTTTACCACAAAACTATCTAAATGTAACTACCCTACTTGTCGGTCTGCGTGATTTTAACAGACCACTCTTCTGGATAGCCTTAACTGAGAATTGTGGCAACCCGCCCTTATTCTTTTTGAAGGCATTCATACCTAGAGCTGTAGCGTTTGACAGTTTAAGAGTGTCTGTAGAAGTTTTGATACCGTTTGATGAGCTACCTCTTCCACCTCTTCTCCTGCCAAAACTGCTCATATCTACAGCACCCTGTTGAATATGGGACTCATTAGTACCTTGTCCGTCTGGGTACTTAAGAGTGAATGTTCCGTCTGGGTTTTTGACTAGTCCATATTTTCCTATGCTCTGTATAGCTTTTAGGGCTTTAGGGCTTAATTCTTCGCCCTGCATTTCTGCCAGAGAAGCTGAGTTAGTGATGTTGTAAACGTTCAGATCCTGTAAATATTTAGCAACGGCAGGATCTCGCCAATTCTTATTAGCCATTTGCATTTTTACGTATTGGCTTTGTTGTGGACGGGTTCGTAGTGGGGCGTAACCTTGGGCTTCGCGTACCTTGTTGTTGTAGTCCTCTATTTGCTTGTAATGGTCTGATAGTTCAGGGTGAGCATCCAGGAATGCCCATTTCTGAGGACTGTTTGGCATATCGTGGTATGTTTTTAGAGTAGCTTGAAGTTCATCACTCACCTCTGGGTAAGGTACTCGATTACTCTTTCCAGACTTGAAGTCTTGACGCTTAAAGTACGCACTTCTTTCTTTTTGGAAATCTTCTAGCCAAGGTGCGTCTTGTTTCAGCTTCCTTTGCTCGGCACCGTTCTTTGGTGAGCCTTGTAAGTGATAGAAGTACTGTTGTTTGTCCACTGGAAGCTTGTATAGAGGGTCTAGCTCTTCACCTGTTTGTGCTGAGCGCCACTTAGCTGCCTCACTTAGTGCTTTAACTATGTTTGGCTTATTTGCCAGAATTCGGTTGTTCATTAAGACATCACCCTCTGTTTTGCCTTCTACGCTACCGTCTCCGTTATATTTCCTAGAGGTCAATGCTTGGTAAAGTTCTAAATCACTACCAGACAATTTGTTGTCTTTAGCGGCTTTTTCTAATGATTGATAGAAGTATGAGCTTTGACTTGTTCCCTTTGGTGCGTAGAATCGTCCAACGACTGAATCTAGCATACTTCTACCCTTTATTTCATCATCAGAAGCCCCTGTAGCCTTTGCTATAGCAAAATCCATACCGTGAAGCAGGTTCTGTCCACCGCCCGCTGTAGACGTTCTAAACGCGTTGTCTATTTGCTTAGGGCTAAGACCTGTAAGTTCACCGACTTTTCGGGCTGTAAGACTTGTGCTGTTGTCCCACTGGTCTTTTCCGTCAAGATTCTTCATACCTTCAGGTACGACTTCCTGTCCTGTGTATAGGTTTTTGTTTGCCCAAGTTTCCACAAATGGCTTTACGGCTTGTGGTACATACTGAGCACCTGTACGTCTTATCTCCATTGGGTTCACAGTCGTTACTTGTTCTACAGCGTCCCCGACGGCTTTACCTGTATCAAATTGTTGTCCCGTCATAGCGCTTCTAACCATATTGTGAAGTTGTCTGTGAAGTGGTGAGAATTGAGGTGGTACTGGCACTAGGTAAACGCCCTCCCATTTATTCTGCTCTTTATTATATTTAGCCCCTGGACCGATAACTACTACGTTATTTTCCTTGACATAATCAGGTAAGTTTTCCATTATCTTCTTATTCTCGTCATTACTGTATGACAGAGCCATAGCGGCTACAGTTGGGGCTACTATTCCAAGTGCGATTTTACCTGTATACCTTGCTGGGTTTTCCTTCATTCGGCGTAAAGTAATACGCTGACCTTGAATATTTGCGTTTGAGTAAGGTACGATTGCGTTGATTGCTTTACCGTATGTTCCACTTCTTAAGAAGTTTGTAGAGTTCCATCTTGCTTGATCGGCTGCAAATTTTATAGCCTCAGACTCACTCATACCTTTTCGTTTGGCGTATTTTTTGTTTGCAACATACTGTAAGGCGCGCCCAAAGTCTTCACTGCGTCCGATGGTATTCTCTAGGGTCTTTAGAGGGCTTTTCGCATTATGCAGTGAACGGGTAAGTATGTTTTTATGGCTACGTATTTCATTAAGGTTTAGGTCAGAGGCGTTACGGGTTAGTTCATAGATATTTCCTAAAACTCCTTCACGTTGCATTTCTGCATATAGATCGCCGTTATGATGGAATGCTGCGCCCAAGGCACTTACAATAGACTTAGGGTTCATTGAATTAAATCCGCCCTTTGAGTTTATAGTAGCACCTACAAAGTCCTTTACGACGTTTGCCATAGTAAATCCAGCGTTGACTGTAGTTGCTCCCATTCTCAGTAAACGGGCAGGTGCTGCAAGGGCTCTTAATATAATCCCCATTTGTTCACGGTTCATATTTTTAGCAGCTCTAGCTACTTCAGGCGCAGCTAAGAATGTACGCTTTGTACCATTATCTAAATAGCTGATAGTTGGTCGTCCATCTGCAACTTCATCAGGCTTTAATTCTCGTAGTTGGAATGGATTCTTAGGGTCTTTAGCATAACTTGCCAAAAGCTCGGCTGTTTTGTTGCGTTCGCCCTGCTGAATCATATCCTGGGTTTTCGTAATTAACGCGTTTAATGGACTGTCGATTGAGCGAGATGAGCCTTCAATACGCTGAATAATATCCTGCGTGCTTAGGCTAGCCTCTCCAACTCCTACTCCATGCTTCATCTGAGTGTTTATTTCTTTGTCAGAGAATATACGGTCAAACGGTACATAATCTGGGTATTTCTTCCTTAAGTAGTTAGCGGTATCTTGACTAATAAGCCCATAATCTACTGTTTGTTGTAGGACTTTGTCTGAATACTCTCTAACCTGCTTAAACTCTTTAGCGAATCGTTTACTTGTAGCTTTTACAAGGGCTTTATCTTTTGCTAGGTTTCGTCCCGTTTCTATTCCGTTAGCTTCTAGCTCTAGAGCATGCTTAGCAGTTAGGGCTTGGTCAAATGTCTGTAATTCTTTTTTATTCTTAAATCCAGTAATTAACTTATCGAAATTGTTATCTCGGATAAACGCTTCTGATATACCGTCTGCACGTAAAGTCCTGTCGAGGGCGTTTCGCATTTCTAATTGTTCAGACTGGTCTTTAATCCTGTCTTCAATTGGCGCGAATCTATCCACGAATTTCTCACGCATATCCTCTTTGAAGTTTTGCCAACGCTCCCTAAATGTAGGTTGCTCGCCCTTACGTGCTAGTTTTTGCTCCTTTACTAGATCGTTTACGTAGTCGTTGGTATTAATGTCAGCTGGTTCAATAGAAGAGACTCTTTCTGCTTTTGTCGGTGGTTTGGGTGTTTCTTCAGCATGTCGCTCTGCAAGCATCTTCTGGGCTTCTTCAATGACATCTGGATCCCTACGCCACTCTGCCAATAGAGTCTTTCGCTCTCTTTCTGCCCGACGTGCTTCAGCTACTCGCTTGACTTCATCGATAAACGTATCGATGTCATCATATCCCATTTCCTGAGCAACCGTATCGATATCTCGCTTACCAGTACGGCGTTTATAGTTAGACGGTAGGTCTCCAGCCAACTCCTTTCCTAGGTAGTGTCGCAGGTCGTCTACATGCATGCGTGGGATGCTCCACGTCAATCCATGACTTCCGAGGATATTTGTGTCATTATGCTCTAAGAACAGTTTTGGATCTATATTCTCATATATAAACTCGTCTATAGCATCCCTTAGCTCCCTAGTCATTCTAGGTTTAGGTTTGGCTTCCATTTCGTTAATAGTTTCTTGAAGAGGGTGTTGATAACGGTTGTCTGTATTGACATTTTGAGGATTGTTTGCTATAGTGGAGTTGTTAACATCCCCTCCCCTTAAGAGGTTTATCCTCTGAGGGGATGTTTCTTTTATAGATGATATATCGTATAGGGTTTTATTACCGTTATTCCAGTTCTCTATATTAACCCTCACCGTAAACTGTCTATCGCCAATCTTTACGGCAACATCACCGTACGTATATGAAGCAACATTGGGTTTTTGTGTCTTCTTCAAATTAGGTGCGTGTTTAATGCGTGTCATTGAACTCATCAATTCATCAATTTGGTGTGCGGCGGCTGCCTTAGTTCTGTAATCCTCATAGCCCATAGTAGACTGCTGATGAGATATTTCGTTCTTGCTTCGAGCTGTAACTTTTGCTACATCTCCAGTATCACCAATTGGATAAGCATTGCCCTGGAACCTCTCCTTGATAACTTCACGCACCTTACGAGGAATATTTTTTGCAGGTATTCCTTTTAGCGGATTCCCCTCAATTTCTACTAGCCTTCCATTTGGCGTTTCATGGATTTTATAAGATGCCCCGCTATTTAGCTGGTTAGTATTCTTTGCCAACTGTTCGGTATTTCCGAACACCTCGTTTCTGAACTTCCCCGTCTCCATTTGAGCATAGAATTGTTTAATGGCATCTTGTTTACCGACGAGTCCCATAATAGCTTCAGTAATTCGGTCATATATTGCTAAGACTTTTTGAGGAATACCTAATCTAGTACCTAGACGTACTTTATCTTCACCGTTTAATCTTCCGTTATAATAATCGCTGAATCCGTCGGCTAGTTGTTCTTCTGCTAGTAGGTTTAGGTCATTTCCATATTGATTGCCGTATTTGTTTATTAAATAGTCATCTCCATAAGATTCACGGATAGAGTTTAATAAGTCTTGCTTGTTTTCTACACGAGTAAGTAATTTATGTCCTAATTCGTGGTTTAGAGTGTCTTCTGTAAGTTTGTTTAGGTTTATGGTGTCAGTTTTTGGATTGTAGTAGCCTAATGCTCTTTTTTGCATTTCATTTTGCCACTCATTGAAGACAAGGTTTTCATCGCCTGTTAGTTGTAGGTGGCGTGCTAGTAGGTTGTTTTGGCTAGCTAACTCTTGCATTTTGGCACCTAACTTATACCTCATATCTGGATTGTCTGTTGGGTTGAGATTGTTGGTGTATTTGGTTTGATTTGGACTAAAGGTGATCGCCATATCGTCCATAATCACACCATCTTTGCCAGTGGTGTCTTTGATGTCTTGAGCATATTTTTTCCATTGCCCGTTGTCAGTAATATCCCACAACAAGTCCATATCGTTATCGTACATATCATAATCTTCACGATATGCTGGCTCGCCGTTATTTACTCGTCGATGTAGGGCATCATACTGATCAAAGGAGACAGTTTTTTGGTTATTAGTTATTGGGGAGGTGATGTTCGCATACATTTCTTTTAGATTGACTCCGTAGCCGTTAGCCATATCTTTGTCATATGCTAAATAGTTACCCTCGCCCCACCTATTTCGTGTGCTACTTGATGAACCGGCTAATGGACTAAATTGGTCGAACTCACTATTTGTACCGTGGTATACAGTCTTCAGATTGCCATTTTCGTCTCGGATCTTAGAGTCCTTGAAGAACGTTTCTTGTTCTGGGCTTAGTTTATATTTCAATCCATTCTCATCTACCTCACCGATATGATCTCTGGCGTATATAGCCTGCTCTTGAGCTTTACGTAGGTTAATCATGGCTGGAGCATTTTCACTCATTCCTTGACCGCGTAAGTATTCTTCACGTTGACGTAGACGTGTTATGTGTTCGTTATACGCTCTAACTTGTGCTTCATGCTCTGGATTGAGCTTGTATTTAACGTCTTCATTGACATTTTGGGCTTCTTGTGCTATATTAGCACCATCAGAGCTCCGACCGGCGGAAACTGGCGCGCCGCCGACATAGCTATCACTATTGGTGGATGATGGAACAACATTTGCGCCCCCATCCGAAGCTCTCGAAATCTCTTCTCGTTGTTGGGAGAGATTTTTTATTTCTCCTTCTCTTCTTGGTGAAATGTTCTTTAAGCTTATATTCCCATTAAAATCAGCTATTGTAGCCGTATTGTATCTGCCAGTCTCGCCTGGGCTAGCTACTATATTTATATGATCACGATTATATCCGCTTCTACTGGTAGTTCCTCCATATGCCTGAGATTCAGGGCTTATTAGGCTATCAGCAGCCATATATGCGGCTCTTTCGGGACTCATGCCTTCATTAACGCGTTTATTTAAGTGATTATTCACAGCGTTTTTATACGCAGTGACAGTATTATCTTTGTACGGATTTAGACCTCTGGTTTTCCTAATAGCATTAACCTGATCTAATAGTTCAGGTCTCATTCGCAAAAAAGAAATATCCTTATCTGTGCCATACTTCAGCCCTTGAGCCAACCTCTCTACCGCCCCTGTATTAAATTCAGTGTCTTGTAGTGGTAGTTTTGCATTATTTTTATCGAAAGACATCTGCCGCCCTGCCTCACGCTCTAAGGTGGCTAGTTTAGTGGCTGCGTTATACCTTGCTTGTTCTGGAGATGGCTGATTAGCTTCTGAATTGTTCACCTTATAAGGATTAATCCTATTTCCAACCATTCCCTTAACACCATTTACGGCACGACCAGCACCGTGCATCATACCACCTCCAAGCGCGCCAAACGTCCCAGATTGGATATAAGCATCTTTATTCATGTTTATCTTACCGTCATCTGCTAGGTCTTGTGCAAACGTCTGCGTAACTTCTTCCGCACCCTCTTTAAGTGAGTCTTTAACTAGGTTTTTTGTACCATTTAATACAGCATGTCCTACACCTTGTTTGACGGCTTGTTTTGTTCCTGCTTTACCTAGACCAGCAAGACTGCGTAGAAATGTACCTGAACCACCAAATCCTAGTCCACCGACTGAAATACCAGCGTCTAGCCCTTTACCGAATCTCTGTACGCCGTTTAGTTCTTTTACTTTGCCGTTCTCATCCGCTTCTATACCTGTAACCGCGTTAGCTACTTTGTTTGGAGTTTCTGCTAGACCTTGAACCATGCCGCCAGGTATTTTAGCGGCAAATCGTACGTAATCTCCTGGATCGCTCCATTGGAATCCTTTTTCTTTATCTGAAGAGTCAATCCAGTTATTAAACTTATTAATATTATCTGTGATAGGTTTTTCTACTGTTTTCTTAAAGGTTTGTTGTTGTTTTGCGCCGAACAGACCATGCTCGCCAAATGGATTCAAATAATCGAAATACGTAGGATTTTTAGGCGTAATCATGGGCTTGTTAGCCAGGTTTTGGTTTTGGATTTGCTTGTTTTCTTTGTTTACCCAGTCCTGTTGCCCTTGAGGGGTTAATACTTTAGGGGCGTCATCTATAGTCTTCTGAGGGATTTCTGGCTTAATCTCAGGAATAACAGGCTTATTGAATTGATTTGCCGTTGGTACTGTATTTACTTTAGGCACTGTATCGGTTTTAGGCACTGTATCGGTTTGAGGTTTTTGCTGAAAAAGTCCTTGAGCAGGAGATGGACTGCCAAAACTAGGCGCCTTGTTTAAGTTATTTAAGACAGGATCCTGCTTAAAAGTAACTGCTGGCTTATTCTGAGGTTGTGCTTGAACTTGCTGTTCTTTACGGCGTTTTTCCTCATCACTAATCCAGCCCTTTCCTTGAAAAAAGTTGCCTACTCTTTGAAAAAAATCCATCTCCTAATACTCCCTACATTAATTCTTGCTTTTTCTTTTTCTCTTCATCGCTTAAGATTGGGCGCAAGTTTGGTGAAATCTCATCATTTACACCACCAATCTCTGAATTATCCTTGACAGTAACGTCCTTAGGGTCGTATGTCGCAAGGTCTGGTGCTTTCCAGTCCACTTTTTGGATAGGAATACTGCGATCACGTCCTAATTCGTCAACTTCTGTACCCAAACGGTTGATTTGGTCGCGTGTACCCTGCTGGCTTGCAATAGCAGCTGCCATACTTGAGCCATTTGCCGTCTGTTTGCCCACGTTAGCGCTTCTAATGCGGTCTAGTAGTTCAGCACGAGATTGCGCCACCTTTTGCTTCACACTGTTCACACGGTTGTCATATTCGCTCTGAATATCGTTCTTGTTCTTGTCGTAAGCATTCTTCACTGCGAAGTAGTTGATGTCCATGTCTCGGCGGTTCTTGGCGTATGCATCCTGAGCCTCACCTTGCTGTTTTGAAGCGGCTTTAGCTATCTCATAAGGTGCTAAGACGTTTGCAAATGAGCTATCTCCTGCTCCACCTGACGCCAAAATACCCTTAGCCGAGCGAACCTTAGTTGCTGTGTCGCTTTCGATTTGGTCGCGGGTCTTTTTGATGTTGTCGATAGCGTCTTTGGTGTTCATGTTGTAACGACCAGTTGACTCATTAAAGCTGTTTTCGTTTTCTTGCCATGCACGGTCTTTAGCTTTTCCAGCATTAGCAATACCGACAGCTTCCTGTCCGCCTAGACGACCGATAGCAGAGTTTGCTTGTGCGATTTCATCGTCGTATTTAGCGATAGCGTCTGCCTTGTTTCTAGCTTCCTGAGCAGCGAATGGGTTGAATCCACCTCCGCCACCAGGACCGGTGATAACATCAGGGGTAGGGTCTGGATTGTTCCCTTGACTACCCCTCCAACTGTTATACGAATTAACCCACCACGGCAGGATATTTCGGTTAAGTGCTGACGCGGTATATCCGTTTGATGTTTGCTCGCGAGTTCCCAGTCCTAAGAATCCGCCACGCTGACCTGTTAAAAAATTACCGTCCAGCTTACCGTCGTCTCCGACCTTATTTAGTAGGGCTTGTGCTTCTGCTCGTTTAGCGGCTGACGGGTGATTGTTCGCATGGTACTGAAGGTACTGTCGGAGCGATTCATTTCCTTGCATAAAAAATCTCCTTATTTTTATATAAGGAGAGAGACTTAGTAGAAGATGTTATTTAGATTTGACAGAAGTGCTGGACTGCTACTAGGGTTGTGTTGTTGGTACTAACACCAAATCCCGTCTTTTTGTACTTAGGATCTTGTATAGCTTCTCTGTGAGGCTTAGAACTCATCCATCCGTTAAATGCTTCTCTACTGGTCGATACAAAAACATCTGACTTTGGATGATATGCGCCAGTATAATAATTTTCACTACTATGAGAGCATTTAGCCCGTTGATATATTAGATAGCGCATTTCTTGCGTGTACATATCACCTAGCCCAGGTATGATATGCTGTCTATAGTCTTTGGTGATCATATCATCTGCCTTGAGCTGAGCTGACCTTTGCATGCTTTCATCAAACTCCAACGGCGCCACACCTATACGCTGGCGTTCAGCGTTAACTAGCTCTAATAACTCAGTAGGGTCTGCTGGTCCAACATCATACTTACTCTTCGGTTGCTCCTCTGCTTGCTCCTGAGCCACTCCAGCAGCTGCCTGAGCGTCCAAACGGGTCTTTAGCCATACTCCACCACTAACGCCTACTACAAACGCTACAATGATGGTGATGACTATAGCCTTTTTCATGCTTACACACTAGCACAACAGAGGTAATTTGTCAAGATGTAGTTTAATATAACCACTGACTCACTCCACCGTGATGCGAACAAGTTCCTCTTCCAGTTGAATATGACCGCGTACCATCCCGACAGATTGCACCGCCTCTTTCTTGCTGAGATTCCATATACTCCATGTATTCGTCGTTATAGTCTGGTTCTCCCTCATCCATGGCTTCTCTGCAGTCATCATTGTACATACAATCATATGCAGCTTTAGAAGTCGGCGTATATCTGACAACCTGATTGACTGGCTGTTTTACAACAGTCTCTTTGTCAGGATATCCAGATTTTGAGGCTTTACAGACTTGTTTTGAACCATTCTGACCGACAGTTTCTATACGACTTGTTTCGTACCGAGATTTACCCTTGTCTATGTTGACAGTGTCGTAATTTATAGCTTCTACCGTGCAAGGCTTGTAATAAACTGGTGCGAAGTAGTCGTATATCTGTTGCCAGTATATGAACCCAAACAGACCTAGCCAAAATACTGCTACCATTAAATATCCGCCAATTTCCGCCCAATCTATGTTTTTGATCCACTGTTTCATCTATCTTCTCCCACAAGATTAAATGATTTGCCACCATTATACTATAGAACGAGCAATAACACACTCTACTAAGTCTCTCTCCAAATTGTTAATCTTCGACCTCTCATTTATCGCGGAGAGGCAAAACGCGGAGAAGGGGCGAGTTTCCCCGCCCCAAATTGCTAGGCATTCTTCAGAACTTGAATAGCACCCTTTTTCTTGTTGAATACGAATGCTTCGTATACAACGCGACCAGCTACATAGTAACCGCTAGCTTCTGGACCAAATTCACCCTGCTTGTATTCAGACAGGTATTTTGGAGCTGCTGCTGCGTCTTCGTGAGTCAAAACGATAGTCGTCTTAGTTGGCATGTAGTCATCTGGAACTTCAATGATCATACAACCATCAATCTCACCGTAGTTACCATCGCGACGGCTCTTAGCAGTCATTTCGCTGGCTGGAGTGAAGTTGTCATCCTGCTTCAATAATGAGTATGCACTTGCGGCTACGAACGCAACACGACCCTTGTGAGGTACTCTAGCGTTTGTTTGAGCAGTAGTCATAGTCATAAATGTTTCATAAGCATTTGCCTTAGTAATGGTCAAAGTCTTAACTGCTGTAGTTTCAGCCGCTTTTGCTAATGCGTCAATGTTGTATTTATCCATTGTTGGGTAAATAGACTCTTCTAGAGTTGCACGCATAACTTCTTTGGTATCGAGTGAGCCATCACGTGAGAACTTAGCGTCAGCCTTATCGATTTGCTGTGAGAAGGCTTTGTCTTGAGAAGCTGTAATAACTTGTTCTTTATTGCCAGCTGCTGAGTACTTGTAGCCGAATGAACCAACACCCTGACCGCTAGCATTCTTGCTTGTAGAATAGTCATATAGAGAAGCCGCGTCTGTGCTGTACACCTTAAATGATTTAGTAGTACCACCAACAACCTCATACTTACCCTTAAAGGCAGGTGCTGTTAATGATTTAAGTGTATATCCTTTATCGAGGATTTTTGAATATGCTTGTGGCAAGTTAATAGCCATTTTATTTTTCTCCTATGGTTAGTTTTTTAGATTGAAGGATTTAATCGAAGAATCCATCTACAAATTGTTTTTCGCCTACTTCTTCTGATGTAGCCGCTCCGCCAGCATTCATTACTGCCGCGGATTGCTTTGCTCTAGATATCTTCTTACCGCCAGCTTTCAGACCTTCTTCGTAAATGCCGTGCAAGTCTGACATAAACTCATAGAGCTTTTTATCCGCCGAGATTGGCGCGCCCTCTTCGTTAAGTTGCAGATTTGCAGCACTTACGTACATATCAGCTGCTTTTTTCGTGAAGTCTGCATTGTATTCAGGTGATGTTTCATCGAATACGGGATAGTCTTTAAGTAGTTCTACTCTATCAAGCGCCATATGGTACTGAAGGTCAGCAATATCCGTTGATATTTCGTTTACTTTTGCCTGCTGTTGATCAAGCTCCTGATTGTATAGAAGAGCCTGAATTGCAGCGTCTTGCGGGTCTAATCCTGCAGCTTCTAGTTGTTCTGGTGTTATACGATTTTCGTTAATTGAGTTTTGCAGCTGTTTGATACTCTCGTATTCAGCTACTTCCCGTTTTAAGTCTTCTCGTCGGGACACCAACCCTCTAATTTCGTCATTCAGTTGAGCTTTACGCTTTTCTGCTTTCGGAAACTCCGGCTTTTCTTCGGACTTATCTTCAGATTCGTCCTCTTGGGCTTCGTCTGTTTTGGGCTCGCCCTCCGACTGTTCGTCTGACTCCTTATCACCCCAGAAGCCGTCTGTCAGTGATTTTTCATCAGTATTGTCGGTTGAGTTTTGCGATGTTGACGACACATCTGCCGCACTCAGGCTTGTGTTTGCGTCTGTAGTGGCATTTTCCACGTTTTTGCTCCTTTATTTAGTTATTTACATCCTTTTTCCGTCGGTATGATGACGAGAGTTCAAGGAGATGAGCTCTTACCTGCGGAGATACTACTAAGGTCTTATCTCTACAGGTAACAACCCGCCTAGAATAACTTCTCTAGTCGATACGCTCCTTTCTCTCCAACCAAATAAACACCCAGCGGTAGTACTGCTGTTAAGCTTGGGTCATCCACGCAAATCAAAACCCTACCCTCCTGTCTGAATTCGTGGCTAGCAAGTAGTGATTCAGTTTCTAGCGGCTGTTCCAGCTTGTCTCTAACGTCCTCAGTCATTTTCTTGCACCTTGTCTGTCTGGGCTTTTATCCACGACTTAAGTTCTATAAGGTCATTCACGCGCCAACGAGCAGCTAATATCTGTACTTTTAGGGATTTCTCAGAAGTTTCAGGATTCATTGTTAATTGATTGATGTTTTGGGCTACTTGGATCTTTTCATCAATTCCATCGAGCAAAGTTCTTAGTAGGTTAATCTCTTCTTTGGCTGCAATCCTCTCCTTACTCTCTTTAGTTTTCCGTTCTTCTGGGATATCCAAAGAAAACCCGCTGTTTGGGATTAAATCGTTATTCATACTGCTCCTCACTGTCGGCTATGCCGTTATTGTTTTGGTCTAGATCAATAACCAACTCTTCAGGGTCATCAACACCTGATTTGTTAATCATTCGCTTCAATAATTGGTCTTTGCGGATAATCTGTCCTAACTCAGGGTCAGACTGAGCCAACTCTAAGATTCCCTTTAGATTCTCCATAGATTGCTCGTCATCTTTAAGCTTTGAGGTAGAAGCGTCGACTTTGAACTTGAACCCTTTTAGTTTCTTGTTGTAGTCAACAACAGCTGTACTTGCGTCAAACTCAGAGTCTTCAAGTTTTCGGCGTTTAATATATTCTTGAGTGAGTTCAACTTCCTGTTCACCTTCAGACAAAGCAAAATGAATATTAAGCATAGTTTCACAGACATCACCAAACCAACCCTCGAATTGCTTGCGAAGATGATTATCACTAACGCCAACGCGCTCCTGTTGTGCTTTTACTCCGCTGTCTGTCTTTGAGAACCCAGGATTTCCGACCTCAGCAGAAACGCTTGTGTCGTTTGAGTTGTTCAAGTTTAATATTTGACTCTTAATTAAACCGTAGTTGTTTGAAAAGTTGTTTGTTGCATTAGTCGAGATATTCGCAGGTGAGATGCTTGCGTTCTGGTCTGCGCCTAAGTCCCAAATAGCGTTTACTTTGAATCGTATAGTTGAAGTATCAAATGAGCCTCGCTTTATTAGTGGCGGGTTAAGACCCAGGGCTTGAGCGTATTGGTACATCTGCATTTCTGAATCAAGCATGTTCTGAAGTCCTGCCACTAGTTCGACTGCACCACGACCGATTGGATTAGACATGTCCATATCGTGATATATGAAGTGGATTGGAATAATGCCTCTCGGGTCTGGATTTACAGTTGAGTAGACTACTTCGTTATTGTCTGGGCTATATCCGTAAAAAGTAGCCCCTACGCCCTGTTGAAATGCAAATATAATCTGTATACCGCCAGTCTCAAGACTCTTCTCTCGCTCGGCTGGTGTTTTGCTTTCGTCTGTTTTCTCTTTCGCTTCTAGCTGAGTGAGTTTATCTAGTCGCCAACCGCTCTTTATGCCGTGTTTGTTTAATTGCTTTTCGCGATAAATTAGATATTTAATATCACTTGGTTGGTACCAAGCTCGTAAGAAAATAACATTACAATCTTTATCGTAGACTTTTCCAGATTCTAAAATAACGTCTTTGATGTAGGGTAGTTTGAAGTCTGCGCCAAAATAATTTCCGTGTTGTGTATAGAAGCAGTAAGCTGGCTGAGAACCGTATGTCATAGCTTTGCTTAAAGCTCCCCAGGATTTCTGGATAACACTTCCTGTAGTGTTCGCGTTTGGTAAGATTTCTTCAGTCAAGACTAAATTAGCGATATCCGCTAGGTCTTTATCTTTGTCCAAACTAGTAACTAGCCCAGTCGGCAATTGCTGAATGACACTCTTAGGTCGAGATTGAACATAGCTAGCTGTAGTTCCGTCCGTAACTGTAGGTAAGCCCTCTGGTATGTTTGGCTTAGGTTTATTTAGAGCGATACGCTCAAGCTCATCAATGCTAGATAGAACTGCCTTGTACTTCTGCAAACTTTCATCGTACGCGTCGCCGATGTTAGATTCGTCTATATAAGAAAAAGCCACTGGTTTCCCCCAACGTAAAAATTACTGTTACGTAATCATCACGCTGGGCATTTCCCAGTAGCTTGTTACTCGTCTATAATATCACATTTGAATAAAAACGTCTACAACCTTGAGTTTTTATCAAGGATTGTTTTTTTAACCATCTGAGGCAATCCTGTTTTCTTGTCTATTCTGACGTTTAAGGATATATCTAAACATTCCCCATTTTCTGCTTGTTTTATTAAGTCCTCAAACTCTTGCCTGACTTCTGTAAAGGTTGATACTTTCGATGAGATTGTAAACGACCTAATACTCTGAGCCGTCATATAATCTCTTATTTTTCGAACTTCTTCCACTTCCACACCCTCCATAGTGTATTTATTTCTTACCTCACCGAATCTTAGCTCCATAATGACGATAGCTCCCCCGAGGTTTGAGTGGTTGGTCTTATTTCATACTTAGGTTTTAATATGCTTGATAGCTTATACCTCACAGCGTCTAGTGCGTGATCGAATCCACCCTCTGGTATATTGATAGTTTTTCCGTTTTTATCTGTTTGCCAGAGATAATTCCTGTATTCTTTAATCAAATTAACACTTCGCTTAGTCATTGATATACTTTGCTCTTGTACGTAATTTATCCCTTGGGAGATAGAACCTGAACCCTTTTTAGCAGGGATAACAGATAATCCATACATCTGTAGCTCGTCGATTGACTTAGGCTCTGCTGAATCTGCTACTATTACTCCGAATTCCTGATTGTTCATAAATGTAGCGATTTGTTGATTGGATAGACCTTTCCTGTAGAGTATTTCATCTAAAATATATCCGCCGTTATAATAGTAGACTGCGACTACTGCTGTAGGGTCGTTTGAATATCCAAAATCCAGCCCATAGCCTTCTAGGCGGGCTTCGTGAGGTATTTCGTCTATAATCTTCCAGCCTTTGTATATTCTGCCCTCGACTTCACCTAGTTGACCTAATCCGTAAACAGTCCACCAGTTTTTGTTTGATTTGTGAGCCTCGATGTCTTTTACGATTGTTTCAGGTAGACCTTCATTATCTTTATAAGTAACAGTAATCATCTCCACGTCATCACGTGTATTTAATAAGTCATAGAACCAAAACTCATTTGTCGGGTTCCAATCTAACCAAATCTCTAATCTAGTACGCACTGCTAATTGGTCAAATGATTCATAAGCTACGTTGTTACACTCGTTTATAAATAATCGATCACGACGTGGACCACGCACTTTGCTTGGTTGGTCGGCACTGAAGAACTCTATCTTTGAGCCTGTTTCAAATGTATAAATAGAGTCTGTAGCGTTCCAGGCTGATTCTTTCCAATAGCCGTGCTCCTGCATAATATTCTTAAAATCACGCATAGCACCCCTTTTAAGATGAGGAAATGATTCAGACACAACACTTGTTAAAGTCGGTTGCTTATCTTTCTGAGCCTTGCTGATAAGTATTTGAAGGATAGATATAGTCTTACCCGCAGAAGTTCCGCCACATACGCCACGGATACGCTTTGTCATTTTAGCAAGCTTTTTTGTTGAGCTGGTCAAGACGAACATTACTGTTCGCCCTCCACCAAATCACCAAGAATAGGCTTTGGTAGTTTAACGTGTAATTCTTTCTTTTCTGTTATTCGCTGTTTGAGCTTATTATACTCTCGAATCGCTGCCATTTTAGCTTTGAAGTCTGCGTCCTGCGTGATGAGCTTCTCCATCTGCTTGTCGACATACTGGTCGTTCAACCCACCAGCTTCAAATAGCTCGTCTATCCTCTTAAGAATGTTACGTTTTGTCAAGAGTTCAGAAGCCCTTGTCCGTGCGGCATTATACCAATTAGGTTTTGACCGATCAGGTTCATAAGCCTCTATATAACTTTGTACACCATTACCAAAAAACTCTCTATCACTAGCATATAGTCGACAGAACTTTTCTTGTCTTGGATTCAGTCTTCTTAGCTTTTTATCCATATCCACCTCATTTTCAAAATACATAAGAACGTTTTACTTCAGAGTTGCGTTCTTTCAACTCACATACTGTACTTATATTATAACATAAATAGAGGTAGACAAGTAAAATATCAAAAATCTTTACAAATAAAAAAGCTGCCCGACCCGACAATCAAGCAACTTAGCTTGTAATTTAATTATAACAGATTGTTCAGCAAACTCTTTCTTATTTAATTCTTATTTTTTTAGAGATTTTCTTCATATGCTCTCTGTATTCTAATATGCCGTTCTGGTTCTCGTATATATACTGCAGGAGATTCTTCATATTCTCATCGGCGGACTCGGCAGCCTCTTTTACAAAAACAGCCTTATAGTCTTTATAAATCGTTAGAAATGAATTGTCGATTGGATGCTCTGTCCTGAACTCCTCCAGATAATCGTCAAGAAGATTGTCTATTACTCTTTCAACATTTTCCTTCATCGATAAACTCCTCTTTGAGTCCAGAAACCTCGCCGTGTAAAAATATTGAGCTCATTGCTAATCATTTGAACGTTTCTCCTTATCGCCACGATTTAGGGTATTTTGGTATTCCTGAATCGCCTACGCAAAAATCTGCACCTCTATACCCGTTTTTCCAGACATAATCTTTACCAAAGTGCTTTTGACAAATTTCATCCCTAGACAATCCCTTTTCAGCCCCTATTGAGCTGAAGATGAGGAATATAAGAGTTGCTATAAACAACAACATCGCGATAGACGAAAAAATACCTGCTTCCTTTATTTCCTCCCATAACGTAGTTATCCGATTTATTAAGTTTTTCATTTTTCCTCCAATAATTCGTGAATATTACCAGCAACTTCCAGGTTCGTTAATTCAAAGAGAGGCTCAGCCACGCCTACGCATTCACCTATGAAACCGCCCTCAGAAAACTTAACCACCCAATAATCAATAGGCACGCCAGCGTCGTCTATGAGGATATCACCCCCACAAATCTCTGTACCGTTTACGTCTTTCAAGCCAGTTGATTGCTCAATCACCAACCGTCCCCCGATCGGAATCGGATCATTATCGCCCTCAAGCCTAGCTGACACAAGTTTGTCGTCCTGCCAATGCAGAGATACGACTTTGCGCATTCTTTTTTCTAGGTTGTCCCAAGCTCTGAATTTAATTTCACGCATCTCTCAAGACTCCATAATGGTTACTTGGTATTTCATTTTCACCAGCTAGGATAAGTAGGTGAATAACATCTTTCAGCTCTCGGTTGTCGTGAGCGCTACGAACACATATCATTGGTTTCTTGTAATGATGGTCATTCTCGTTGATATGCTGCTCGGCGGCTTTGCCAGTAAAGTACATGACTGCGCCATAGTCTTTGCCAGCTTTGTTGTTATCTAGGATTGTCCACATTGGCATATTAGTGGATCGATTGTCTTGATTGACCAGCTCGTCGCTTAAGGCTTTAATACGCCACAGCAAGGCTTCTTCAGCTGGATTTTCTGCTATAATTTTCATTTAGATTTCCTTCTTTATGTCCACAAAATTAGTGGTTTAGTTGACATCGTCTACCGAATTAGGAACAACTGTATAACCATTGTTTGATAATATTTCCTGCATTCTTTCTAGACGACGGCTCTTAATCATCTCAGCCTCTTCTTCCGTGATAAAGTTCTGACGAAGCTCTAGATCATTAAGCTGTACATCTTTCTGCCAATCGGTGACAATGACCTCTCGTGAAATTGTCGGCGTGCTAAATACGTTATCGTCAACACTAACTGACACTTTAATTGGCACTTCGCCACGCTTCAGAGTTGGCAGTGTTTTAGTCATTCTAACTACTTGATTAGCATTGACAACTAGATAAATTACATCTTTCATAAATATTCTCCTTATCTACACAATTTTGCGTAGTTTAATTCAACCGCAGAACTGGTTGGCCATATAAGATGATGATTTGCCGAGTTTTAATTCCCTCGAATGTGAGGAAATTAGGTTTCGTAAAGTCACATCACATGCCACGTCGCTTTGCTTTAAGTCGGATTTGGAACTCCCGTCACCGAACATTTCGACCGCCTAGCCACGTTCACCAGGACTTATTGTCGATATAGCGTCTACCTATTCCGCCACTTATATAGCCGGTTGACAACACCAATTTGTATATCATTAAGTGAGTTAATTACTTTAAGGTTTGATGTTGCCAGTTGATAGCACCAGATTGAGCCGATTTCCACCTGCGCTCAATTCTATAGGCAAATGAAAAGCCTAGACACTAATGCTACCAGTTGAACAGATGACTTGGGTGGGCAAAATAGTCATCTGTCCAGTTCTACGGTTGAATTGTTAATGTTCTAAACCATTTTTCCCAAGTGGGGAAATTGGTTTCTACTGGGTACGATTTGTACCAGTTTACTTACGTTTACTGATGCGACCGCCCTTTTTGCCAGCACATTTTTTTACAAAGTGAGTGCCTTCTACTAAGTCGCAATCGCATTCAATATCTTGTGCAAATCCTTTACAAGTTCCATGACTTGCAAATGTAGCAGAGCCACCCTTTCGTCCGATTTCAGCATAGAAGTTCGGGTTGCTTGCTAGGTTTTTCTGAGCGGCTTTTAAGCCACCAGCCTTTGTTCCTGACATTATTTTTCCTCCTTACCCCCGTAGGGTACATTTAGCTTTCATTTGTATCGGACGGGTCTCTCCACTCGTCTAAATCTACATCTTCACCATCCACTGCTATCTCACAGTCTAGGATAGATAAGTCCTTGTGTTGCTCTGGTGCGCCATTCTGATATGCCCAATACATAGTGTCGTCGGCAATTTCATAAGCCTCATCTTGATTATTAGCTTTCACTGATAAATAACAGTCTAAAGTTATTTTTACTGGAATACTAAATTCTTTCATTATTCTTCCTCCTTTATTCCAAAATAAATCTTCCAATCTTGCTCGTTTTCTTCGATAGACCTTCTAGCGTCTTCTGCGGTTGCGTAGCGTACAGGCTCGCCAAAATCTGCACTTGGAATATTAGAGCGAATCAACATTTTCAAGCGATGGTTGTACCCTACAGCCCACCCACCATTTCTATTCTCAAAATCTGGCTTAAATGTTGACGTTCGCTCCTTTCTTAAACACACAATATAGAAAAATAAACGTAATCATAACCAACTCTGCTAGAAGTTCAATAGTACTGAAGGCATATATCGCACATACACCGCCTGTAGTATCATCAGATATTTTGAACCCCCATACGAACTCTGCTAGTTTCATTGTTATAAATATAAACATCAGTTTCTTCTCCTTAGAATAACTCCAATTGCGTGGCGTAAATTGCACGACTGGCTAATATCTGATTGATTCGATGAATAATATGTTCTCGTTCGTTTAATTCTTCTAGAGCCGCATCCTTCATTTCTAGAAGATCGATAGTACTCATTTCATCTAGTGACTGGTAGTCGTCCTCATAATAAGGTTTTACTTCTTTCTCCATTTCTCCTCCTCCTTCATCCATTCTTTGTCCTGTTTAGCTATTTCGTACTCAGATATTGCTACGAAAATTAGCAAGACTATGACGATTATTATCCAAATTAAAATAAACATTTATTCTCCTTTGCTTTTGATGTCTTTAATTAGAATCTCTAACTCTCCGTCAGTCCATTTGTACGGTTTTTTCATACTTTCCAACAGGTCAACGATATCTTCGCCGTAAGTTTTCAGCATGAATCTTGTATAACCAATCATGTTTCCTTCATCGAATCGATTACACGATCGGCATTGAGCGTGAACATTTCGCTCATCGTATCTAAGAGCCATCCATCGTCTGTTTATGAAGTGTCCAGCGTCAGCCTGTTCAAATGGCTTTCTCTGACCACAAGAACAACAGATAAAGAATCCATCTTCAGAATCTCTCATTCGTATGTATTTTGAGAAGATCCTATCAGCTTTTTGAATTAGTTTTCGACTCGCCATTTATCCTCGCATTCTCCAGACTCTGACAAATCTACCATTCATTAAAGGTCTTTCGCTTTTTCTCCAACCGACAGCCACAAAATCATCACATCTGAATACACTGCCTGTTGTGTTTCTGTGTAAATAAGGTGGTCTAGGACATTCTTTGAGTACGTCTTCAATTGTGATCAGAGATTTATTGTCTAATAGTTTTCTCGCTGTTACACGAGCGTTTTCTATCCAGGCTTCACGCTCTTTTTTGAATAAATCTTTCATCACATTACCCTCTCAACAATGAAATTATCTATCATTGTTATTTTGTGAATTACTCCACCGTATTTTTTCTGAAATTGCCGTGCGTCTTTTCGCTTTCTAAAGTTTCGATTTGAATCGTCGCTTTTTACTAGATACAATTTCTGTAAACCCATCATCTTCCCCCTTTTCAAGTCTGCGTGAGACTACTAAGTCATTATCGATAAATGACCACTTATACTTCCTCATAAAACTGAGGTCTGGGTCTACAATTCGAGTCGTAAACCCGTTGTCAGTTTCGAGCAGATAAACTCGCTTCCGTCTTGCCATTCGACCTCCTAAAAAGGGATTTCATTCAGATCTACTGGCGTGCCGAGATCTTCGCTTGGTTTCGCTGCTTGAGCCTTGCCGTCGCTCAAAAATTGAACCTGCTCGACAATCACTTCAGTCGCTTTACGTTTATCACCGTCTTTTTCCCACATTCTCGTCTGCAAGCGACCAGTTACACCAATCTGTTTGCCTTTTGGTGCGTATTGAGCTAATAACTCAGCTGTTTTATTCCAAGCTGTCATATTGATGAAACTTGATTCAGAGTTTTTATCACCAACCGCTAAAGTAAATGAAGCTACAGATTTGTTAGTGTTAGTTTTTCTAACTTCTATATCCTGAGTTACTCGACCGATTAAAGTTACACTATTTATCATATTCCTCCTTAAAACATTAATTTTTGGACTTCTTTTTCTACTAGCTCGAGGGTAGCGTTTTCTACCCGCTTTACTATTTCGATTTCCTCTTTATAGTCTTCTCGATTTAATTCAAATATCTGTAATCCTAAATCTGGATTTGAGAACACGTCTGAGTAGATACAGAAGTAAAGCTTCTTCAATTTATCGTTTACTACAAAGTACTGAAGAATCTGCGGCTTGTATTCAGAAGGCGGATGTTTTTCATAGTAGGCTTTTACTACTTTCCAGCTATCCAAGCATTTAATCTCTACGGCTTCTGTTTCATCTTCAAACTCGCCATCTGGTGAGCAAATCATATATTCGTTTTCTTCAGATTGCCAAACTCGACCAGGAATAATTTGCTTACCAAGTTTTTCAGAAATCAGCTCTCTAGCTTCCTCTTCTAGGATTTGACCTCTGAGCATAGCTGAATAAGTAGCACCGTCTAATCTGTCCGCGTAATCGTTTGGATTAATTGGCTTAGCTATTCGTTGAGCAATTAGCTTATAGATTGAATCGTTTATTTGAACATTCGCATAGAGTTCATTTAATTCATCTTCCGTAAGCATTGCTCGGATATTATCCATTGTCAGATTTTTCGGAAACTCATAGCCTTTACTTTCAGCGAATTCAACCAGCTCGGTTTTTGGTATATATCGAACTGACGAGTAATCTTTTGCTGATGAGCCTGAAATCCTGCCTTCGTGAAAGTCCAACCATTCTTGACTTCTTTGTTCAAGGTCTAGGATTTTCATTTATCACCTCCTAGCTTTGCCTTTATCTCGTCTTTAACGCCGACAAGCTCACGCGATAGTTTTGGATTAGCTTTGAGAATCTCAATATACTTCTCTTTCAATTCACCTAGGGTCTTACAAGCTCGTAAGGCTTTTTCGGCAGTAGCTAAATCAGCAGACTCTTTGTCAGTTCTTTCTTTGAGCTTGCGTTCTAGGTTTCCGTCATCATCAATATCGACAAGTAAATCAAGTATTGCTATGTATGAATATCTTTTCATATAAGTAATACCTGAGCCTTGCGTCTGTGGGTTATTAGGTGCAGCTTCGACAGGTGCAACATCTTCAAGCACCTCACCACTTTCTAGGTGAATAAGCTTCGTCCTAATAGCAGTTTTGGTATCGATATGGCTAATTGTTTGTTTAACCATCAATCCACACTTCTCTAAGTCTTCTCGCGTTTCGCTAACTACATCGTTGTAGTCTGCGTATTTACTTTTGAAGTATGGATTTTCCTTTGAGGCTTTTACGAGTGGTGTTATTTTCCAAAACTCTTGTAATGCTTTGTATAATTCACTCATCTACGCCTCCTTTCTATAAAAATCTTAAATATCTTCCATTTGTGTAAACTGACCAAGCTCTGTAACCTTGTGATTTCCACACATGGTAAGCACAGTCAATGTTTACTTCTGGGTTGTGCGAATCACACTTTTCTCGTCCAGGCAAAATCCTTACCTGAAATAGAGAAACTGAATAGCCATATGTTCGACCATTTTGTGTAAAGGTCAGACTTGTATCACCTGTAGAGTTTTCATTACACGAACTCTCAGCTTGCATAATAGCTTTCATAATTCGCACGTCCCAGTCGTATTTTTCAAGTAAAGGTTGAAACCTGTCGCAGCCGCCTACACCAGCTTTCTCCACAGCTTTTTGAGGCGCAGGCGAGGCTTCAACCCTCGCGGCTTTTTGAGGTAGCAACGGTTGCCGCTTTTCCGTCGCTACTGTTTTGACACTTCAACTTTCACGTTTTTAACGATTGTCGCAGCTTCAGTTTTGACTTGTTCAGTCTGATTCTTTTGATATTGCATACCGCCGATAAAAGCGATAATTGCTGTAATTAAAATCGTAATGATGATAGTTTTGATAGTTTCAATGTTAAGTTTTTTCATTTTCTTCTCCTTGTTATTTTCTTTTTTGTTTTCTTTTAAGCTAGACATTGTACTAACTCCTCTCTAGCACAGATATTTACAACTTCGTCCTCAATTCCGTCACAATCTGGATTTGGACAATAAAACTCAGGTTCGCCCTGACAACCACACCATTCGGCTTCTTTACCTGAACAGCAAGGTTGAATTACTTGTAAGTTATCGTGGTTGCAATACCACTCGTTATCAAAGAAATCAAAGCGATAACTCGCTCTAATTTGCTTTACGTTAATTTTCATATTTACTCTCAATCTGCCATTTGATATAATGGCTTTGTAGCCGCTCGTTTGAGCGGTTTTTGCTTTATACTGCCCACTTTTCAGCGCAGGTGTGGGAGACCTGTAGTGAGCAGCGCTGAGCGTTCGATAATAAACAAGAACTACAAAGTTGTAATAAATTTAACCCATCGAACGCCAGCTGAATTAAAAATGTGCTAGCGGCTATACAAACCGCTCGACGCTACTCACTAATTCCAAATTGTTAAAATACTAACTTCTACACGTGTTACGCCTGAACCTTGAGCAATCTGTCACGCTTGTATAATTTTCGTCGTACGCTCTTTTACGGTGTCGCTTACGTAATCGTAATAGTACAGTTTGTTAATTCTGCACGAGGCTATCAGATACGCATTTGACAACCTCGTGGAAATTAAAAAACACCACTTTCGTGATGTAGATAAAAAAAGAACCGCCATAAAGGCGGTGGTTTACAAAACCGTTGCTCTAGCCAACTGAGCTAAAGCGGCAAATGTAAAGGTGAAACCTTTATTATCTACAAAGCAATCATTGTAAAATTACTAAAGTCTTTCAACTTTGATACTCTTATCTTAGCAAACCGCGAGCGTTTTGTCAATATCTTTATTGAACATATCGTAGCGTTCTCTTAAATATTCGTTCGTAAAATGCATGTACAATCTGGTGGTAGAAATGTTTGAATGACCCATTAAAGGCTGAACATCTTCAATTCTTGCTCCTTTTCGTAGCATATTAGTAGCGAAACTATGTCTTAAAGTGTGCGCGCTTACTCTCTTTTTAATTCCAGCTCTTAGAGCGGTTTCGGATATCATTCTCGAGAGATATTGTCGGCTTAGAGGCTTTCCAAAAGAATTAGTGAAAACAAAAACAGAGTCCACTTCTCTTTTGTGATGATATTCTCTAATAGACTTTTCAGTTAGAGGGTCGATAAAAGTTACTCTTGGCTTTCCGCCTTTTCCTCTAGAAACTATAAGGGACCTTCTGTATAAATCATCCTCCTTGAGATTTAAGATTTCAGAAGCTCGCAATCCACTGCTTAATATAGTCATAATCAAGGCTTTATCTCTTAGATTTCTAGCTGATTTTATCAGAGCACATTGTTCTTCTTCATCTAAAAAATTAGCCTCGACTTCAACGGTTCTTGGTATTTCAATCGCCTCAGGTCTGATGTCTATAAGGTTTTTAGCATATAAAAATTTGATAAAACTTCTAATGACTACAATTTTATTTTTGATAGTTTTCGGCTTGTAGCTTTTCAAAGATAAGGTGTCGATAAAGTTATCAATTACTAGAATATTCAAGTCTTCAACAACGTGTGCATCGATTGATTTTATAAAATCCTCAAGGATAGAAACGTATGTTATTTTTGTCGTGTCAGTAGCTTTTCCGTATGCTTCTTTATGTTTCACAAAGTAAAACAACGCACGCTCCAACGTAGTACTTTTATCCATAATTCTCCCACAATTTAAGTTAAAATGTAGGATTTTGAGGTGCCCAACTAGTGTTGCTTTCAGACCACCCACACGGTCATCAACTCGGCAGTAGATATGGCTAAGTTCTTATTCAATTTTGCCATGTCCTGCCGTATATGCATAGTGTAAAATTCACAAAGTCCTACGTGTCGAACCTATCGTTTCTTGATGGTTCAATCACCTTAAGCTCCCTAAATTCAAAATGGTAAGATGTACCAACTTTACAACCGTACCTGTTGCGGTTTTTCTCTAAAGTAACGATGATATCATTCGGAAAATCTTTCATATTTCGTTCGACCATTAAGACGATATCCGCGTCCTGAGCAATATAGCTCGAACCTCGCAAATCGTTTATTCCAGTCTTTCGTGTATGGCTGTCTGGCGCTTTTCGCGTATGACTGATTAGAATGATAGGAATCTGATGTCTAATTGCGTTCTTCTTTAGTTCTTTTGTTATATTTCCCAATTCTTCAGCGACGTTTTGGATTTCTCGCGTAAAATAGTGCAAGTGGTCAATCACGACCAGTTCACAATTAGCTTCTTCTTTGGCTTTTCGGACCAATCCGTCAATTGAGTGCCAGCTTAATTCATCGTTTTTTTGGAAAAATATTCCAGCCGCACACTTTTCGTATTCTGTTTCACCAAGGATTTTTCTAAATCGAACACCTGCTTCGCCGTGAGTCATTTCCAAAGTAACGAATAAAACAGATTTGTTTTGCTTAGCGACATTCGCCGCGATATTCATACTTAGGGCTGTTTTACCATTACTGGTAGCTCCTCCGATAACAGTTAGCTCTCCTGGCGCTAATCCCATTGTCATACGGTCAAGCACCCAGTTTCCTGTTCTTAATCCGATGATTTTACCCCAGTTTTTCATACGCTCTTCGATTTCGTCGTGATAGTCTGCCATCATCGTGAATTCGAGCTCTTGAGCTGCGGATTTAGCAGTTTTAGCTGATGCCCCAAGCACGTATTCGTAAAGGTCTAGCTGGTCAGACTTCTTTAGTGATTCGATTTTAGCTTTAAGATAGGTTAAATTGTCCACGTATTATCTCCCTGATTTTTGATTTATGCCAATTTGCTTTGTCTTCAATCGTTTGGAATATCTCTTCGTATTCGTCGACATGCTGACTAGTCCTAGATATGTCCTGTAACGTCATGTAATCGTTTCTGAGCGACTTTATCTCTTCATTGTGGTATTTTATCATTTCCGCCACAAAACCTTCTGAGAAGTCCTCTAAATCGATTTCTAAGCCATCCATGAGCCATCTCCCATTAACTCGTCTAGGTCTGCCATGCCTTCATGTTGCTTTTTTCGCTTCGAGAGCATGTTGTCTATCGTGGAGGCTCTGAGTAAGTAATCGCTTTTTAATTCGTTAATCTTCTTTGAGTGCCAATCGTCTTCAACGAGTACGTCTAGTGCTTTACCGATTTCTTCTAACGAGAACTTCTTCAAGGTTTCTTTATAACCTCGTGGAAGTATTCTGAAATTACGTTTGGTTTTTTCGTTTAGTAGGTTTAATAGTTTTTCACTAACTTCACTATTAATATATATAGTGTTATCTTTTGTGTTATCTTTATGAACAACCGGATTATCCTGTTGTACAACGACCGGATTATCCTGTTCTTGAACAACCGGTTTTTCCGGCTGATGAACAACCGGATTATCCTGTT